TTAGGCTTTCTGTAAATATGCAGATGAACAGAATCCGGTTTTGTCTCCGTATACCACATAATACCAACGTGTTCCGTTGTAGGTTGTGTAGTAACCATAACACTGTACCGATGATCCGGCTGGCATTAAAGTGATTGCAGTTTTACCGGTGCCGGCTCCAACTCTCAGGTACAGATTGCTAGTCGTTTTGTATTTTCCGGCGATTGCTGCATCTTTACTTCTTGCACTCTCAACCCTTGCTGTACTGCCAGACATTGCCGGTTTGGATGTTGATGTGCTTCCGTTTGGGGCGGATCCGCCTACGGAAACAACGATAACAGTATGCCCTTTGCTCTTTGTAACCAGAATGTCTCCTGATTTAAGGACGGTTGCAGATGTAACGGAAACTTTTTTAGCAAACAGGCCTGATTTTTCTAATACTGACGGCTCCGTTGCGGTGCTAAAAGCTCCCACGTCAATGCCGGTTGCCTCATAGATACAACCTCTTACGAGGTCGCTGCAATCTGTTTCTGTCTTTTCTCCGATTGCTTTCATGCTGCCGTACTTTTTAAGCATTGCCATAATGGATCTGTGTGCCTGACAGTAGCCGATATTGTTGTTCATGCAGGCATCCCACATTGCTTTAGCAACTTTCTTTGCGTGTTCGTCACTCAGGAAGCGGAACATATACCATCCTTTGGTATGAACATAATAATTCTGTGTGCTTACCTCTACGCCATCCTGATCTCCCGGCTTTCCTCCGGCATACTTTCCGTTCTCATCTCTTCTTGCACTTCCGATAATTACTTTCATTGTCTTTTCCTCCTTTTTCACTGCAAACTGGTTATAATATTCCTTGGCATAAGATCCCCTGGTTGCCTTTACCTTTTGTCCCTGATCTTTCGGCTTTTCATATCCGGTCAGGATAATGTTGGATGCTTCCTGTGTGGATTTTGCAGCTTTGAGTTTTGTAAGAACCCCTTTGTACGATCCGGTCAATTCCTCCCACAGAAATTCCAACTGCATCTCTTCGTCTCCGATGGACTTATTTTTCTTCTTGGCAAAATTGAGAAGATTTTGTTTTCTGCTCCAATAGGTCCACTGTGCGTACCCATAGCCGTAGGAATCCCGGACAAAGTTCCCATAGCTGCCGTTGTCTACCGCAGCGGTATATGTTTCATCTGTATACCCGCTCTTTTTCTCACAACTGTTCTGCAGATTGCGAGGATTGAATCCGCTCTCGGCTCTTATGCTTGCCATGACACCACTTACGGCGTAATGGCTTAATCCTTTAGCACAAAAGAAGTTCCATGCCCTCTCCTGTGCTGTCGTACCTTTCAATGCCATGATCCGTGCCTCCTTAAAAAGAAAGAGCCGGGTGTGTTAATTCACATCCGGCTCATGGCTCTGAATAATATTCTCTTACTGGTTTCCAATCTGTTTGATCTGCTTGATTGCCTGAATAACTTTGTCATATCCGTTCGTGGCAACTAAAAAACTAAGATACGCAAGGGCAATGAGTTCAACGCCAATCTTTGCGTTAAGCATCGTTTCTGTGTAAATCAGATACCCGGCGGACAGTGCCACGGAGATAACGACTGCGGTAACTGCTGCCATCACATTCGATGAATAGTCAACAGATTTCTTATCCAGAAGTTTCTTGATTCCCTCAACGGTAAGGTTTGTGAGTAATGATACCGCGAACAGTGCTACAATTAAAAATTCCATTGTCATAATATGACCTCCTATCCTACTGCCTCATCATCAGAGGCTTTGTGTGTGGTTCCGTCTTTGCTTATGACGGTGCTGTTGATTGGTACTGAAAAACTGAGTTTGTTCTTTTCAAAGATGTTCATAATCGTATTTGTTCCAAGGTAAACCACCAATGGAGCTACGATTTCTTTGACGATTGTGCTTGATACATCCACCACCGGGTCCATGCCTATCCATGAGAGAACATAGGAACACGATGTAAGGATCATCCCATGAGCCAATACCGCAGTAGTGGCTACCTTTGCATAGGTGTTCAGGCTTACTTTCTTTTTCTTCTCTTTTCTCCGCCTACGCTCTCTTTTCTGCAGGATGCAAAATGTCACGCAAGCTGCAATGTAACCGAGAGCGAAACCTATAAAAATTTTAAGTATCATCTTCTACACCCTCTTTCTTCTTTTGCGGTTCTGTCGGTAGTCCTTTCAGATCTTCGATTAAGTCTGTCGCAACATCATTTCCGCCAAGTATGTGATAAGGTTCATACATCCTTGTGGCGTTCTCTCGTGCGTATATGGGGCAGTAACCCCTCTCAGACCACTTATTGTATGTCTGAACGATACCATTTCTTAAAAGAGCTTCTACGCCCTTGTCAATGGCTTTGTTTTTTAAGTGCTGATTGTACATCAGCTTCGCCATCACGCCCATTCCACTGATTATCAATCCAAAAAGAAACTCGATCCAATATTTCACGATAAAATCTATCATTCTTCACGCTCCCGTCTGTATGATCTCAAATCATACTCAATTAAATCCATCTTCTGATCCACGTCGTTTTTCATATCATCGAGTTCCTTATGCAGTTCATCCGATATTCTGCACTGCTCAATGATTTCTTCCTGCTTTTTAATTATTTCAAGCAGTTGTGTGGTTGCCTCACACAGCCTATCTACAATGACATAACTTCCATCACGCATGACTTTCCTTTCTTTCAGATGTTCTTCCACTCTGCAAGTCCAAAGGATCACTTTTGCTCCCTCTGTTCTGCGTTGAATAAGATGCTGTATCAGTTTTTTGTTCGGCGCGCCAATTCCGGGCCACTTACTTTCGCAGAGTGTTCCGTCAAAATCAACCGCATAAATCGGTACAAAACTACTCATCTCCATTCCTTTCCATCCCTAAATCGAATAGGGATAATTGTGCTTTTTCTCTTTCCAGTCTCGCATTTGAAACCTCGTACATCTCGGTGTCTATCTCAAACCCTACAAACCTCACGCCGCTTCTGTGATATGCAATGAGGCTTGACGCAGATCCTACATGGGTGTCAAGTACCACCCCCCCCGATAGCTTAAAAGCACCTACTAGATATTCGTACAATGCTATCGGTTTCTGGGTTGGATGGATGCGTTTCTCTGAATTTGTTCCGCCAGTGTTTGAGTATCTGAACAGTTTTGCCGGGAGATTGTAAGAAGTCCACGCAATCTCCGCTTGCGAAAAGGCATCCCACGGCTGCACCTTATCCCATACAACAAAGCACTTTGTTGGTGGCAGATTGAAATAATTTCCGCCCCATATAATCTGATTTTTCGATACGCGAAACAATTCTTTGAAGTATTCCTCCGTTGGCGGTTTGCTATCCCATTCCTTTACCTGTCCACTCCGTTTCAATCTGCTTGCGGTGCTTTCGGATGGATAACCGTTCTTCGTCCGGCTCTTATTGGTTCCCATCGCCATGTTCGGCGCATTGATTCCGTATGGCGGATCTACGATTGCCACATCAAAGTATTTATCAGGGAAAAGTTTCATGCCGGCCATACAGTCCATGTTGTAGTAACCAAAATCTAATTTATCCACTTAATAATGCTCACTCCCTTATAACCTTTTTGAAACTCATACCACGCATACGCAACTGCACTTCCGCCTCCGGCTTTCATTTCCTCAAACATTCCATTTTTGGCGCACAGAATACGGCTGCGTGACACATATACATATCTCGGAGGGTATTTCTTAAACAGCTCGCCTCTTGCCTTTCCCTCCAAGAACTGTAATTTAAGGAACATGAACACCTTTCTCCCGTCCGGTATGATCGTCATTGCGTGCTCAATGAACTCTTTTGCGTACTTGTACGGAGGATTGGTAAGAATATCGCCATCCCACATTTCTGTTGTCTGCAAGAAGTCTATTCCACCCTCTCCATACCCTCTGTCGATAAGATCCGTACTGCGGACCTCATAACCGAGTTCTATGAGACGTTCTGATAAGTGTCCTTGTCCTGCAGAGCACTCCCAAATCTTACGATTCAGCTCTGCCCCCCTGTAACAACGCGTCTACTGCGATAGGGTCTGTCGCATAGTAGTCGTTAATCTCTCTTTCTTTCTCTGTGTGGTTGGATGCACCAATGGTTGTAAAAATACTCTTGCCGTTTCCGGTCCAATCTTTTCCCATCTCTGATCTCCTTATAAATATCCAAATCTATAACCATATATGGATTCCAGTTCTCCACGGCACACCTTACCAACTGAGTTCGGCGGTAGATTGTACAGACGTTCCGCCTCCCGGCATGAGAAAAAGATTTCTTCCTCATCGCCTATGCAGATAACCATTCTGTGTTTCCCTGGCTTGTCCTTACGGTTTCCGCACTGTATGCCCTTATCCGCCCATCTGAGGTTGTATATGCTGTTGTCAAACCTCTCCATGTTGTTTATATGGTCTACGGTGTCATACCGCCGTCTATCGCCCATGAAGAAAGTCTGCATAACAATCTGGTGTCTCTTAAACCGTACTTGGTTTCCGTCCGTATCTGTGAACATACTGGAAATATCGTATTTATCTCCGTATGCCATATTGCAGAGGATTCCATTCCGTATGAGCCTGCCAAATGACGATATGTAGCACTCCATGTTGAAGTCATGCACGCTCTTTACTTCCAAATTCTCATCAAACTTGACAAGCTGTGTGACTTTTCTCCATGTTTCTTCCTTATCCGGGTACTTCCGGCGGATATACTCAAAAGTTTCTGTTTCTCTCATACTCTCTCAAATGTGTAGATTGAATTTCTGGTTGTTACCTCGATGTATTTTCCTCTATCCTCGGTCTTGAATCCGATAACCGTACTCGTAACAATCATGCCGACATACGGCGTTCCATCCGGCTGAGCCAACCATTCAATCATCATGGCATCTCCGTTTCTTGGAGTGGGTTTCTTGCACATTCTCCCTACTCTGAGAGGGTATCTGCCCTCAATTCTCGGATTGCCTTTTCTGTCTGTAATTGATACAACTCTATAAGTTTCCATGGCAGCCTCCTTAATAAAGATTCCACAAAAACAGTTCTTCGTTTTCTGCCGGATCGCACTTTTCTTTCCATTCCAGTTTTCTCACTACATCCCATGTTTTCATGCAGATATTAGATAAGTCGTACCTGTCGTACACCCTCTTGTCGATAAACAGGCGCATATCCAAGTCCTCATCGTAGAGATTGGAACTCATGTATTTCAGATTACGAATATCCTCATCTGTGGCTTCCGCATGGACTGTTACTGTGATACCGTCCAAGTGTTTTAAAATTACCGGATGATCGTCCATTGTCAGACAAGCCGTATAAAGATAGATTTTCTGTCTCTTATTCTGCTTTCTGAGCATTTTAATGACTGTGTAGAGCTGTGCCGGATTTATCATAGGCTCTCCGCCGGTAATCACAACTTCCTCATAGTCCTTTAATGCCGTGATACCGCCAATCACTTTCGCCAATGATGTGTAGTCCAATTTGCTGTTGCAGCACCCCGGGCACTTCCGGTCACACTTTGATGTGATAATTACTCTCGCTGTCTTTTTCATCTTTCCTCCTTAATCCATGCCGTCATAAAGGCTTTCAGATAATTCAACCTGTTCGTCTGTCAAATCCCTAAGTGCATTGATTATCTTCATCTTTGTTTCTTTGCATGGGAAATATCCGTACTTTGCATATCTCAGCATCCGTTCAAAAGTGCTCATTGGAAATGGAATATCTTTATCAATCACAATCCGTTTAAGATGTAGATGTTCAAAAAACGCATCATCCATCAGGATTTTGTACTCAATGTGTGTTTCCGCTCTTCCAATTTCCTCTAAGAAATGTTCATCTTCCAGAGTTTCAAACGGAAGTTCTTGTTTTTCCGCTACCGCACCAGTTTCATCCTCTACTTCCTCTTTGTAATATGCGAACTTCGTAATTGTGAAATCGAACTTATTCAGAATTTCTTCCGGTTTTCCAAATATTTTGCAACAAAGTTCAATCACAACACCCGTTTCAATGTGTTTGTACGCCTTTACGTTGTCGTTTTCGTAGTGGAAATGATATTTCTCATCTCTTACATCGTCTCCGTCATATCCCGGTGTCTGGCTGTCAAAATACTGTACCGCATCATCAAAATCACTTTTATTCTCAAAGAAAATATCAAGATCCTTTACCTTTTCTTTATTGAATATGTTTTTGAAACATCCTCCACATATAAATCCTTTGTGACCGGTCATGTATTCATCAAGCCAATTTAACATCCAGAAGTTTTCTCTATCTCTCTTTATTAGAGCCATGCTTCCTCCTATCTCCGTGCCATTGCATCCTCGTATAACCGCTTATACACGTCCCTCTCAGCAGTTATCTTTGCAATTTCCAACTGTGTCTCAATGTCCGGCATCTCCACCTTTTCTGCAATAGGTTCGGGTTCTTTCTCGTCTGGCTTCACTGCTTCATTTGCAGCTTCCGCCCACTTCTTTACCAGATCATTTGATTTGATGTTAATTCCAATACCGATACTTACCGCCAATGCTGCATCAATCTTTTTCATTTCCGCCATAGAACACTGCCCTATGTAATCTCCAACCTTATCCTTGTTTACCGTATCAATCTGCTCGCAAAGCACGGTGGACGGATATTTTGAACTGTTGATTTTAACGTGTGTCGGCAACGGTTTCTTTTCCTGAGTGGTAAGGTAAACCACTTCCAATATGGGGCCTGCATTGTTGCCAATATCATTGCTTATGATTACCGCAGGTCTACCCCCCCCTGTACATTTCCGCTATATTCACTCTCGTTGCGGATATAGAAGATTTCCCCTCTATAAAATTCTTTGTTCATAGTGTCCTCCTATTCGATCTCATCCTCCTGTGGCATCTCGAATACTCCAAGTGGTTGATCCGCCACATATTCACATACTAAGTCTCTGGGGTTTTCATCCTGTCCTCTTTCAAACAGCAAATTCATGGTGTAGCAGTCCATAAGCATCGAAATCGCCATTCTGCATTTTTCTTTCGTAGAGTATCTGCCAATCACTACTCTACTTTCTCCTACGAGGGCAGCAACCTTGTACCGCCCATCATATTTGCTGTCCGTGCTGTATTCTGTTACCTTGTCGTTGTTCAGAACTACTGCTCCATCCTGAGACTTAACAAACATCACGTTTTGCCTCTCTTTCCTTAATTCGCCCCATCTGTCGATTGATTTTGAAATCAATTCGATCCTCAACCTCCGCTACACAGTTAAAAATAATTTCCAACTGTGTGAGCATGATCTGTACATCTGCAATTTCATCTATCACTGCTTCTCTCATTTCCGCTGTTTTCTCATCGCTACGGCGGAATTTCAGAATGGCTTTGACGAGTTCCGAACACTCTTCAATAGCCATATCCTCCTGTGCATCGTTTCCATACGTTTCTACGATGGTGTTGAGGTTTCTCATCTGTTCCTGTGTCAATACCATTACCTCCTAATATCTGATATTTAGATTTCCATGTTCATTGATCCAATCAATAATTTCCTTGAATCCAAGACCTCCCTCATCCCACGATTTCATAATGTACTCATACTGTTTTGGATGAGTGAGTTTCATCTTTTCAAATCTTCCTGGGGACTTTTCAAGGTGGCATCCATAGCCGCAGAACATACAACCAGTACGTTCACATCCGGTCGTTTTGAGAACCGGCCTGCCGAGGTCGAAGATTTCCATATTGCTTACATCAGCTAATGTCATTTGACCGTGTGCCTCATCCTCTGTCACAACTTTTCCGTATACGGAACAGATTTCAAACCTCTTTGGCTGTTTTTTAATGTATTTTCTGGCTTTTCTTCTTTTGGTCTTATCTGCCCTGCATCGGACTTCCATGTTGCAAGCTGCTAAGTTCTGGTCGTATTCGTCCTGCAACTGCCGTATGTAGAGAAGTATGTCCTGCTCCGTCCAAAATGCCATTGGTTGGCTTTGCGGATATTTTAATTCAAACGCATTGCACCCTGTTTTCAGCCACCCTATCGTCCTCTTTTGACTTTCCGATGCAAGCATCGCAAGTATTGGTCTTTTACCGGTTTCTTTGTAATATTTCTTTGCCGGTCTTTTCTTCATTACAGCGCAGCACGTATCATTCACTTCAAATGGAGCTTCAAGCATGAACCGCCATTTTTCACAATTAAATCTTGATTTCTTGCTGCCCCCCCCTGTCGTTACTGCGCCTTGAAGCCGTTTTAATCTTGTTTTAGAACCTTTTCTTGCACCATATATACAATTACTGATTTCTTTTCCTATGAACGGATAGCCATATTTCTCAATTACTTTCCGAAATGTCAGTTTTGGTTTTATCCAATCCACATTTTCAAAAGTCTTAACAAACTCTCTTATCTCTGGATATTCAAGGCCTGTATCTATGAACATTGCCTTAATGTTGGGGTACAGTTTTCTCGCAATATCAAGAAGAACTGTACTGTCTTTTCCACCAGAGAAAGAGATATACACACCATCCTCTCCGTACTCATCTACCCACTCCCTGATTCTCCGCTGTGTCATGCTGATTTTTGCATTAAGCGGCAAGGACTGCATCTGGTAGAGGTCGGATATAACGTGTTTGTTACTCACTTCTCTGTTTCTCCTTTCTGGTGTTACATATAAGTTGCTTCTTTGAATACGAATGTGTCCTCAGAGTCTACCTTTTCCGATAACTCTCTCAGGCGCAGATCATTGGAGCTGTAAATCTTTTTCTTTTTCATATCAGCCACAAAAAACTCCTGCCCTGCCTGAATATACTCTCCCACTTTGCTCTTCCGGCAAATCTCATAGGAAGCATACTCAGTCTCTTTATCCTCTGCCTGTTTTCCCTTTGCGGTTTTTCCTAACATACCGATTTTTCTCCTTTCTTTCATAATTTTGTTTGTCTGGCTAAACATTCTCTTCAAAAAAATTTAATGTAATCCGTCAGACCATCTATACAGAATAACGGCGGTATCTTCGTTAGGATAAGAAACTCCCAAGAATTTGCCATTAACTGTTTCGCAAGCCTCTGTTACTCTGTCCACGAATTTATTGAAGTCCTCTTTCACTGTCACATAATCGTGAAATCCCATTGTTCCCTCGTCTCTTTCGTGGCTTTCTCTCATTACCACCATCTGTTTTAATTTCTGCATATTGCCTCCTATTTCTTTACCTTGCAGTCTCTATATACATCCTCTTTTCCGATGAATAACTGCCCTAAGATTGCAACCAGAACATTTACCACGATACTGTTTCCGGCCTGCTTATAAAGCTGTGTGTTACTATTTACTTTCTCCGCCTTATGGAAATCTGCATCTGAGAAATCCATCAGCCGCCAGCACTCTTTTGGAGTGAGCTTTCTTATGCGGTACTCTGTGCAAACCTTTGAGTTCGCATCTCCATGCGTTCCGGCGGTCAACGTTGGAGAATTGCCATTATCAGAATAAACAGATCCGCATTGACTTCCCTCGTTGGAAATCTGCCCTACTTTTGCCATTTCTGTACTCCTTTCCGCGATATTGTCACTATGCTGCATACCGTCCTGCCCCCCCCCGAACAATTTTCTCAATACGGCAAATCCCCATGCTTTGGGACGTAAGTGTAGGGCATACATGACCGCCTTGCACTCTTCCTCGCCGTAATTTACTTGTCGGGTATGAGAAATCTGCAACTCCGCCAATCTCACATTCGATATAACCTTTCTGTGTTGCCTGCCGGATGCCTACATACTCTCTATCCATCATCCACCGTCCTTATCTCTAAAACCAGATTGTCTTTTTGAACAGTTGTGAGGGTGTTGGATATGCCATCAGTTCTTGCTTCAAGTTGAGTCATATTGCCTCTTTTTTCTGAAATCTGGTGGCTTTCGTATAATTTTCTTATCCTTTTGCCGTATTCAGTTCTGACGCAACGGCATATCGCAAAGTCAATCCTCATTTACTCTTATCTCCAAAACATAGTTGTCTTTTTGGACGGAAGTAAGTGTATTGCACAACCCCTCTGAGTTTGGCTCTAACCGTTGTTCCGTTGGTGCGCCTGTGGTTCTGTCTGATGGATTGCTTGGGTTTCGCCCTCTGCTTGCAACAATGATTCTTTCAACCACGTTTTCGCCTCCGTCTCTGTTATTATGCAAGGTACAGTACCCCCCCCACTCGTAATCGCCGGAGCTATGCCGCCGGTATCATACACTCGCCCTTGGTTTGGGTTCTCTCTCGTGGAAGTGGGGAGAATATTGCCTAACCTCTTAATCCCGGTCTGCAATATCTTCTTTCCTTTCCTTGATTTCTAATATCTTTGGTTCCAAATTGCCCCCCCCACAAGTGTTTAAGGTCGGGGCAATTCCGTCTACGGAATAAATTCTTCCGCTCTGAGGATTATCCCAGCTCTTTCCTACGGCGATATTCCCCAGTTGTATGCAGCGTACCTTATTTGCCATTTCATAGTTCCTCAATTACATATTTCAAATGTTTGTAGTCGCTCGCCAATAGGGTAGGACATATCATTTTGTACAATGCTTTATTGTATGGGTCGTAGATTCCACAAGCACTTTCGGAGGATCTTTGTAGTCTGTTGCCCTTATCGCTTGGCAAATACCCCCCCCCGATAAAACTCGGACCCTGTCCTGGACTTCTTTTTCCGGGTTCAGTGAGCCGACTACGATTATTCTGTCTGCCATTTACTTTTTCCTCCACTAAAACTTTCGGTGGATCTTTATAATCCGTTGCCGACAATGCCACTGATATGCCATCCGGGGACATTATACGTCCTCTTTCTCCGCCTGTTCCCGTATGAGCCACAATCAACGGCCGGCTCATGGTTCATCTGAGCTGTCTACTTCTGTAACACCGCATCCCAATGATGCCTGTCTACTGAGCCTCTGCCCCCCCTAACGGTTTTTGAGATACCGTCTAACTGACCGCTCTCTCGTAAGTCCTTGATGAGTTTCTGTGCCTTTTCAGAGTTGATGTAATACTTTTCGTCTACCTCGTCCTCCAAATAATCTTTCATTGTCTTATCCAGTGGAACCGGCTGCGGAAATTTGTAATTATAATCTCCCAAAATAGATACCATGAAACAACGTTCTCTGTTCTGTGCCACTCCGTAATCCTTTGCATTGAGGATCTGCGTATAACACTTATATCCCTTGCTTTCAAGAAAGCTGCACCAGCTATGAAAATCGTCTATGTTGTCTGCGCTGATAACCTGTGGCACATTCTCCATGAGAAGTATCTGGGGAAGATTTTCTGTCTCATTCAGAAGTCTTTCAACTTCCCACAGTAACCCGGAACGTGTTCCTGATCCTTTTTTCATTCCTCGCATCTTTCCGGCGAGTGATAAGTCCTGGCAAGGTCTTATGGAAACGAATACGTCATAAGGTAGGTGTATCTGTCAGTATTCGTTATTGCCAGATCACCCCCCCTCATTGAGCAAATGTTGACAAGGTTGTGCGTGGCTTTTATGTTGTTGTAACATTCTCTGCGCCATGCGTCACTGTATGAATGACTCCTTATCTGCTCTTCCGTGAGAGGTTTCTTTCCATCCACGGATATTCCCAACTGAGTAAGTGCCTGTATAACATCCTCGGAACTCATTTCTGCGCTGTAATCAGTATCATCGTCCGCCATGTGAATAGCTTTGTATGATGCCGTGGCGTGCATTTCCCATTCAGACATAAGGTAATGTTCAAACGGTACGCCAAGATTACGGAGTGCCATCGCCTGGGAACCAACCCCGGCAAACAATTCTATCAATCGCACCGGGTTGTCAGTCTTAAATGTTGGGTACATTAAATCAAACATTGAAATCTGATCCACTCGTTTTCTCCTTTCTTTGATTTTTTATCATGCAAAATCTCGCATAATTAAGCTGCCGGAAGTAGTCATTATTCGCATTTTCCCACATTGCCGGTAAGGTACTCAGCCGTGTTTCATAACACTTATCACACACCTTTTTCCCTTTCATTATTGGATTTTTGCCACATATATAGCAAATGCCGTAGTCCGGTCTCTCTGAACGTGACAAATCGCATCGGTTTTTGTCTCTGTAATTTTTCAGATACGCCCTGCATCTCTGGCATAAACCACCATTCTGTGATTGATGTTTTCCGCATCTGGGGCATAGTCCGTTTTCGATGCGTGTCTGTTTTAACTGCCTTTTCCTCAGCCGATCTTTCTCTTTCTGTTCATCGGTTTTTCCTTTTTCCGAATAACTATCTTGAAATTGGCCCAAACACTCATAACATAGCTTTTTGTTAGGTTCTGCTGGATTTTTCCCACAATGAGTGCATATCCCAATCCTTTCATGGTATTTTCGGTTCTGCTTGCGTAATTCAGAATTTCTTGCAGCACAGTCAGGACACATGGATCTTTCCGGCGTTGGGTTTTCCTTACCGCACTTCGGACACAATCCTCTTTCCCTCATCTCTTTGTATGATAATTTTCTCAATTCATTTCAGAGGTTCCCAGGATTTATGCGCGCTGCCCTTTCCTCCGTCTATTTTCTACCGAACTTCTCATACATTTCATCCAGTCTCTTTCTGGTTTCGTTTGACATACCGGATGGTGGTTCGGTCTTTTCCTCCGGCACTTCAATTTTTTGCATTTCTATCTGTGAGTCTACTGCCTTTTCCATAAGTGCTGCGTGTTTCTTCCCCATATCGGCTATGAGCATCCTTACATTCTCCGGCAGACGTGCCTCTTCTTTCATCCGCTGCACCGAAGTCCGATAGTTCCTGATAAAGTGCGACTGTTCAATGGTTGCCACTTGGTCTGAATCCATCAACGCCCACTCTTTGAGGTTTGCCGCCGTTCCAACAGCTCTTTGGCACGCCTCCGGCAGTTTTGCAAATTCCTCTTCTGAGTTATAACCGGAGTTTCTTAACGCCCTCTGTACCAACGCCCATGCCTGCAGTTCGCTCATGCTTTCTTCCGCCGGAGCAATTATCTCCGTTGCTTTAGTGCGAATATCTGCGATGGTTGGTGGAAAACGTTCACTCGTCATGTACTTTTGTATCGCCAAATTTGCCTGCTCATACGGAAGATCTTGTAACAATCCATACCACACATCGAATCATTGATACTCGGAACCCACATGGAATGTGAGCCGTCAACGCAACGGATCTGTAAATACGGATTGCATACAAACAAATCTCCCTCATTGAGTCCCCACGCTTCGGCTGTCTGTTTATTACACGGAATACCCTGCGGATAACCTTTCTGGTAAACAACAAACATTCCCTTTCCATTCCATCCCTTACGGGTTACTTTTTGCCCTGCTTTTAATCTGCGTACTGCTTCTCCGAATGTGAATGTCTGGATATTCAAGTCTTTTACATCGGAACCGGCTGCAATCTCCCAATCATCTCTGAGGATGAAAGTGAGCGTGTAGTCAACGTTGTCTGTCTCACGAATATCTAATACTTTTCCGTCCTTGCAGTGCATTTTGATGGAATTATCCTCCCATCTCCAATATCCAGCCCATTCCGGCAGTTTAACGATAGCTCCCTGTTTGAGAGCTTCGTATGCTTCCTTGAAAAACATAATATCCTCCTAACTGTTTACTGCGTCTCTCATGCTGATTACTTTCTTTCCCTCTTTCGGAGGTTCTGATTTTTCTTCCAGTACCTCTCCAGTCTCAGGATCGCAACCAAGTTCCTCTGCTGTCGGTGCTGAATCCTTTTCCGGGTCCATGCACATACCGCACTCATCAAGAGTAAGCTGACCTTTGATTGCGCCCTTTGCGTGTTCTGTGAGGGTTG